CGTTGGGACAAGTCATTCTCACCGCTACAAATTGGCAAGCAGTGGTTTTACGACCAGTTGGAGCAAATTGGTTTTGTTCATTTGTTGGAAGGATGGCAAACCAAAGATTTACGAGATACGCACGGTTTGTCCAAAACCAAGAGCAAGATGGCTCCTGTATTTGAAGCGCATTGCGTTGATTCCTGGGTCCTTGCCAATTGGCTGGTTGGAGGACATACCAAACCGGACAACACCGAGTTGAAATTTGTGGTTCCTTTGCAGTTCCATCGTCGGCAGTTGCATCGCCTGCAACCGGAAAAGGGTGGCTGTCGGAGACCCTATGGCAGCACAAGGAGCCTTGGGTTCACCAGAGGCAGCTTGGTGAAGCACCCGAAGTATGGTGTAGCCTATATAGGTGGTAATTCAAAAGACAGAATAAGTTTGCACGGAATCAAGACGGGAAAACGTTTGACGCAAGGAGCCACGCCGGCTGACTGCAAACTCCTGACATATAATTCATGGAGATGTTATGCATAGCAAGAAAGACGCGGCTCCTCCCCTGCCTGAAGGCAGGGGTCTCCGCCGCGCAGAAAAACGATGAGTTACGTCATCACAAACACAAACAATCAATTAATTGCCACCGTCGAAGATTACACGGTCAATGCCACTGCACTTCCAATTACGCTCATTGGACACTATTTCTCGGGATTCGGAGAGATATTAAACGACAATTTGGTTGGAATGTTGGAAAATTTTAGCAGCGTTGCCGCACCCACATCGCCTATCATTGGACAGCTTTGGTATAACAAACCAGCAGCGACATTAAACCAGTATGATCAGACAACTTCACCACCGTGGACGCCGCTAGCGACACAGCCGTGGGTTAGTCAGCAAGTTGCCGCCAATCAAATCGCTGTGCCTTTAGGTGGAATTATTATCTGGTCAGGAACCCCGGCCACGATACCATACCGCTTTCATCTGTGTGACGGAACCAAAGGCACGGCAAACTTGCCGACATCACTATGTTATATTCAGCGAATGTTCTGAGAACTTAAAGGGCTTTTCTTTCAATGGCATATTTGATAACCAATACGCAAGGCACGCAAATTGCGCAAATTGATGATCTCACCGTCAATACGACCGCCACGTCATTGACCTTGGTGGGGCGTGCCTATAAAGACTGGGGTGCAATCATTGGCAACAACTTTGTCAGACTGCTGGAAAACGCCTGCGGCCCGATTGCACCGCAATGGGGCATAGCCACACCGCCACTGACTGGACAGCTTTGGTATGACAGTGGCAATGGCTTGTTGAAGATTTACGACAACGCCAACTGGACTTCGCTTGCCACCCAGGATTGGGTGTTGCAATTCTCACAGAGCGCCAACAGCGCCGCACTCAGTGGTTATGCCACACAGGCGTGGGTTACCGGGCAGGGCTATACCTCCGCCAATCAAATGATTAAGGTGACTGGCGACGCCAGCGGCTCCGGAACCACAGCCATTACGCTTACACTCAATCCGAATGGCGTTACCGCTGGAAAATATAATAACCTCACTGTCAATGCCAAGGGCTTGGTAACGGCGGTACGGGTTCTGTCGCAGGGTGACATCACGTCCGCTCTCGGGTTTACGCCAATCGGCAATCACATTGTGACCAATTTTGTGGTCGATGGTCCTGCGGGTAGCGTGCGTGATGTGCAGTTTGACACGTCCGGTCTGACACGGTGGGGCATTGGTGTCACCTCCTATCCGGAAACCGGCAGCAACAGCGGTTCGAATTTTACCATCATCCGCTTCGCTGACACTGGAATACTGATTGACACGCCGTTGACCATCAACCGGGCATCCGGTTTCGTCTCGGTTGCCACGATGATTGTGTCAACCGCCCTCACCGCCCCAACCATGCCGGTAGCCGACAATTCCACCAATGTCGCTACAACCGCCTTTGTAAAATCACTAAACGTAGGAGGACTATATTCCTTCAGCACTTCGGCTCCGCCAGTCACGGCAATACCAATATTACCAGGGGACAAATTAATCATTACCGTTACCAACGCAAATGCCATCCCGATGCACGTCGCATCACAGCCTGGGATATACAAGGTTACGGTTATCATAACGTCAACCAATAGCGTTAATGTTGATGTTACGCTGAAGCCGAACGACATGACCTATATCAATTCGTTTAGCTCATTTGGCATGGCGTGCACCGACCAGTCGCTTACCGGTGTCGGAACTTCCGGTGGGGTGTGGACGCCCATCACCGCACCTCCCTATCTTGCGTCCAACGGCATTGGCACCACATGGGCTGTCATAGACACCCTTCCCTATTTCTGGCACGACACGTTCAATGGACCAAACACCTCCGACACTGGTTCAGGCATGAACGGCACCGGTCCATGGTCGCTGGAATACCTTATCAGCACCTTTACTGCCGCAAAAACGGTCAAGGCAACCGGCGGCATCTTTGGCGGTCCGGCAATGTCCTTCGCCACCTGGAATGACACCACCACGTCCTGGACGTCGCTTGGGACTATCGGCGACAACAATGTCAATTCCGCCACAGGCGCCAGCAATGCGACTGGGGTCGTCATGGCTGGCACGGTGGTCGTTGAACGGCTCGCCTGAATCTTCTTACTCAAAATGCACTTAGACGCCTCCGGTCAATGTTCCGGAATCAGTGGTGTTGTCAGGGGCGGATGCCGTAGAGGCTGATGGGGATGGCGCGCTGGTGGCGCTTGCTCCGGCTGCGCTCGTTGCCGTGCCAGTGCCGGATGCCCCGGTGCGGTCACAAGGCGCTGGCTGACCAGCCTGGGCTCCATATTGCGACGCCTTGGCGTTCACGGTCCCATTGATTTTGTTGTAAGCATCTCCAACGGTTGCGCAACCGCCAAACCATACCGGGTTGTTGTTGACACCGCTGCTGCTTAGAGCCCCGCTCGAAATGGCTTCGCTGATCGGCATGTTTGGATTTGTGTTGGCAGCCTGAATGAATTTGGAGCCACCGCTGCCACCCAGCAGATGGGTCATATATATCTCCCCAACGGACGGATTTGTGATGCCTTTTGATACCAACAGGCGCTGATTTTCGTTATAATATTCTGCTGCCATTTTGGCATTTGCATTGTCGTCGTATGGCGAGTCACTCAACGAAACGTTATTTGCGGCGCCATATTGATTAACCAAACCATTCCATGTGCCTCCAACTATTTGAAATAATCCACGCGCTCCTGTTCCGGATGTTGCCCCGTTTTTGAACTGGGATTCCACATCTGCCATAGCCATCATATTGCCGGGCGGAATACCCTTGGCAGATGCAGCAGCGTTGATGGTTGCCCATTGGCTGTTGCTCGCTTTCAGCGTTCCAACCCCTGTGGCGCACTGTGATTCATTTGGGTTGGTTGTGGTAATTGGACCCGTACCAGTTTGTGTCGTGTCTGTAACTGGTTCGCTCGTTACCGGACTGGAACCGCCACCCTGTCTGGCAGCAATCTGTGCCAGAGTGGCTGGTCCGGACGGTGCCGGCGGAAGGTTTGACTTCGGGTGACCGACCCAAGGCTCATGGCTTGGCATGCGGGACGTGATGGAATCAGTGGTTGCGCTTTTCCCGTTCAATACGTCCATTTTGGTCGTAGGCGCCGGACCTTTCACTGTCATGGGGGAAATGCTTGGCGTATCGGCGGTATCGGCTACAGCACCGGAATTGTCCTTGATGCTGCTTGCAGAACGGAGAATTGTTCCGCCGGATTTTTCCGTAATGTCGCCGCTGGATTGCAGATTCATTGAGCCACTTGATTTCGCAGTCATTGCTCCGCCAGCTTCTATATTCAAACCACCACTCGCCTTTAACGTCAGGGGACCGGCATCCGCTTCCAACTGTAACCCTGCTCCAGCCTCAATTAAAATATCGGTTGATGTTTTTACGTCCAGTTGTCCGCCAACTGCGGTAAATATGAGGTCAGTGCCGGAGCCCAATTGAATGGTTTTGCCTGCCTGGACAATAACGTCCTGTGCTGCCTGCATATAAATGCTGGAACCTGAATCGAGAATGATATTCCCCTCGGCGCGAACATTGAAATCAGCCATCGCGCGCATGGAGATGCAGTTGTTGGTGTATACGTCTATGCCCGCATCAGATATTTCCACCCAGGAATTGCCAGTTTTCGAGTTGATATAGACATATCCCGTTGTTTCGTTAATGACGATTTGGGCACCAGACCGCGTCCGCAAACGGATATGTTCGTTATCGGGGTTGTCATCCACATAAACGGCGTTGGAACGCGGCGTGTTGAAGCCAAACACTTTTGATGGCGCCTCGCGCCGGGCAGACGATGACGACGGTCCACGCTCATAGTCTTTGGCAAGTCCCTGTGTCGCCAAACCATTAGCCATCGGGGTGAATGGCGGACGCAATGGATTGTTGAGGTTTTGCCCGGCGTCCGCCTTATTATATTCAACCACCGGTGGCACGGTGCCATTCTTCTTGTAGCTTGGGTCCGTAGCCAAATTGGCCGCAACTCCTGGAAGCATATGGTTCATGTTCTGTTGTAATGCACAACCAAACCAATAAGCTCGGGCACCGTCACCATTGGCAAAAAACACCGCAACCTGATTGTCCAGATCAGGAGGAACCATCCACATGCCATAGGATGATTGTGAGCCGGACATGGTCTGATTGCCTTTTTTGGTGTCATCAATGCTGGTGCTGCCACCAAAAGGACTCAGGTAGTTACAAATAATCCACGAGGTTTCCTTAAGGGGATCACCGCAGATTTCCGGTATCCAGACTGAGAGCCTGCCCATGCGCTGCGCGTCATCGTTACGTTTGACGAACCCGATGTAAATGGTGTTGTTATAGACACGGGTGGAGTTGGTGGTATTGTCGAAGCCGCGTGGCGGACGGTTTACCTGTGGCATTTGCTCTCTCGTTTGTTGGAAAAGTTATTTTGAAGGTGGACGATAGATTGCGATCCCCTGCCCCTGACGGCGGAAGTCCGGACCGCCCCAAACGTCTCTCTGGTCATAGCCGGAGACCCATTGTCGTCCGTCATATAGACAAATGTGTCCTGGTGCCGAGGCTGGAGTGCTTCCGGCCTGCAAGACCGCGACATCACCGGTTTGCGGCTGAAACCCGGATATGCTCGAACCGTCCGCGACTTGGCTGAAATTGTTCCTCATAAGCGTTGGTCCGTAATCAGCGGCATTCACGGGATGTCCGTTCATATTATATCCTCCTGCCGTAAGGGCTTCCCTTACTGAGACCGCACAATTTGTTTGCCCTGCATACGACGGGGTGGCATTGGCATCGATATGGGCCACGGCAGCATTTATGCTGGGATTGGTTGATGGCGCACCCGGACCGGAACCGTTGCCGGAACCGGAGGGAGAACCGGAGGGAGAACCGCCGCCGCCACCACGGGCAGCGGAACTGCCGCTCCCTCCGGCAGGCGCGTCAGTGGCCGGTGGCGGCATGGACCCGTTCCACGCAAGCGCGCTTTTGAGGCTGATCAGCGGCAAACGGTTGGCATGCAGGGTCTGTTTGAAGACGCCGTCCGAGAAATTGTTTAAAACTTTGACCACAATATAAATTCCATTAAACAAATCATCTGGATTGAAAACAGGTTCAAGATTGGCTCCCTGACCCTCCGGGTAGCGGAACTTCAGCAAAAATGCGAAATCGCCGCGAAAAAAGTTCGGCTGATCGACCGCAGGCGGCGCCTGGACAAACGTGTCGGGACGCATATAAACTTGCCGTGCCAGGTTGGTCTCACCAAGCCAATACGGATCGCCACGGATGCCCATGTCAATCACCATCAGTTTATCCGGAACCAACCCGTATAACTGATTCAGCACGGCGCCGAAAATTGATTTGTCGCGATGATATTGTCCAACCATGCCTGTTCCGGTATCGTCCTTGCCGTAATTCTGTGAAAATGCCACCGGAAGCGGCAATCTTGGTCCCGTGGATGACGATGCTGCCGTTGGGCTATTCACCATCTGTTCGGCATACTGGTTTGGCGGACCGGTTTTCGCGGCGCCAAGCTCGGTCAGCTTATTCAGATTTGCCGATATCGCACTTTCCAAAGCACTCGACTGACTCGCCAATTGTTTAATAACCGGTATTAACTTCGTAAGATCACCATTCAACAACAGGGCTGATATCTGGCTTTTAAGTGATGCTTGTTGCGTAGCGGATGTATTTGGGTTATTGAGTTGCGCAGTAAGCGTGTTCACCTGATCCTTGGCGGCGTTCATCAATCCCAGTGAAGCCTGCACGCCTGCGTGTTGGTTTTCCAGTTGCAAAACTTTGTTCTTTAATTGATCGACTTCTTCTTTACCGCCTTCATCCGTGTTGTTGGCCCGTTCGGCAGGGTCACTTTGATCATAAGTCAGACGGGCACCCTCAAGGCGCGGCAATGTCGAACTCCATGCGATATTAAAACCAATATCCAAATCGATGACTTCGGTGTTCAATCCAGTGTAAAGATAATTGTAAACCTTTTTGATGTAATTCTTGTTCAAAAGGCGATACAACGCCAAACCCGATACCGCTGGTGTTGCCGCATCAACCGGCTGCTGTTTGCTGGTAATCGGCGCCAGGGTGTAGTATGGGTGTATGTGATAGACAATCGTTTTCTGGTATTGTTGGGAATAGGCTTCGTAGGCTCCCATAATCACATCGACTTCGATGCGGACAACAATGCTTTCCCGAAGCCGCCGGTCGTTTGTTGCACTCGGTGCACCGTCAGTCGCACCGGTTTTGTTGTCATTGTCCATCACCAGCAATTGTGCCTGTTCGGTGTTCATCAAGGCATATTCAATCATTTTGTCAAGTGAAACGCCGGGCTGAAATCTTGCTGTCGGATTGCCGGCTGACCCAGTGAAATCCATTGACATGCCGCGCAGGGAACTAAGGGCAGGCTGTTTGTTTTTCAGTTCGAATTTGGCCGGGTCAAGACCGTTGACCCGGCTTGGCGCGTCGGTTATCGGATACCATTTGAATGCCTTGACGGGCGGGCTTTTGTTCGGATCGCCAAACTTCACGTTGTCGTTGCCGTTCCTGTCATGATAGCTGTCGGTCATCGCCTTGCCGATACCCTCAAACAATTCACCGATGGTCGCAGCCTGGACGGTTATCTGTTCCGGAAGACAGCGATATTCGTCCCCCAAAGCGGCACCCTCTGCCCAAGGAGTGGCTGCAATGTTATAAGTGCCGCCCCCGGCATCAAAATGGACATCGATGTAGGTGATGACCATTTGCCAAATCCATTTATTGGAGGCGTCCATCTTATAAGACTTGACCGGGTTGTCCACAAAACCGCCACTGGCATCATATCCCATGAAACTCAACTCCAGATAATAGAAACATTTCTCCCAGTTGCGTATTTTCAGGGATGCGCAGGCATTCGCTATGGAATCCATGAAGCCCATGCCCATCGGCTCAACAACCGTCATTTTGATGGCGGTGGCTGTCATCGCGCGGGTGTGCCCGTTCGGACCCACGGTCGAATCGATCTCAACACTCTTGATGTTGTAAGTGGTGATTCCGGTTTCCGCTATCGTCACCTGCGGCAAGGTGGCAAGTTTTTCATAGATCGCTGATGGCTTGGCAGGACTGCCCGCCGCAGCATACAGGTCAACGTCCTGCGTCACATACAAACGCCAGTGATACGTTGCCTGAAAAAGGTCGTTCAACGGATTCGGTGTTCCCTTGCCATTGATCAGGTCTTTCACCGCCTGTGCGGCTTGTGCATCCGTCACACCGCTTTGGGGTGTCGCCGACGTGGCTGCGGCAGTGGACGGCGCCGTGCCGTTCCGCACCTCGGAATTGTTGGAAGACGCCGCTGCGGCACCGGCAGCCGGAGATGGGGTGGTTGGCGTTGACGATGGGGTTGAGCCTGCTGACGATGCCGCAGCGGCACCGGCCGCCGGGGATGGCGATGATGCAGCGTTGCCACCGGAAGACGGGGTTACCGTCATCGTCGGGATGTTCGATGACCCGCCAGTCAGGTCAGGGGATGATGATGCCGGCGCTGACCCCGGAGGGGACATTAGGTTGCCGATATATTGTGGTGCGTTTCCGCCGCCACCTGGGAGGGCAACTTGCGGAACGGATGGCGTGTCGGACGGCAACGGAATGCCGGAACCGGGCGCTGGCGGTGTGACCGGTGTTGGTGGCGTTGCCGGCGCGGGAGGGGGCTCCGGGGACGCTACCGCAGGTGCCGTTGGTTGTGGTGTTGGTTGTGATTCCGGTTGTGGTGCTGCCTGTGCTGGTGGCGACGGTGTCGTGTTTGGCGATACGGCGTAGTTTTGTGGTGGAAGATGTGGTGCGATTTCCGCGTCCATCGCATCCAATTTCGCATAGCCACTTTGTACGTTTGCCCACTTCGGATCATCTTGAGCGAGATTTGCTGCTTTGGCATCAAGTTGCGCCCTTAGGGCATTGTTTGCGTTTTGTTGTTCTTGCCAGCTTGTAGCCATCAGGAACCCGCCACTTGGCGAACGTATGACGCGCTAGGAACAATAATTGTCAAACCAGCCTTGAATGACCAAATTGGATCTTTGCGCAAACGCGGATTGCGCATGGCAAACACCCACCAGTATGCCATGGTCGAATACAGGTCGTAGCTCAACGTATCAGGACGGAAATTATGCCGTGGCAACAAAACAAAAAGCTGGTCACCTGAATCAGGCGAAACTGGCTTGACAACAAACCGCTCAAGATACCAACTGGTCTGTGGTGTTGCCGAATAAGGGGATGTCCCTGGATAATCAATGACTGGCATGGTTCAGATCCATCCTCCGCCTGCCATGAGGGCGCCACTGCGGAAAGTGTCCAAATTGAACTTGTCGCGCATGGCAGCAAATGTCTGCTGAACCGTTAATGTGCAGGTTATATCAAACATCGCCGGAAGACGGGTCGTTTTGCCATTGACCGCAACGGCAACGGTGTCCATTGTTTCGGAGAAACTGAAGGAATGCGACTTTAGAATGCAGGTAAGTTTGTTGAACATATAGGTTCCATAACCGTTAAAAACCAGGACCGGGGGTGGCAAACCAGCCATCTTCGGCACTGACGCGCCGAAATACATTTTTGAGGCTGCGCGGAAAAAATGAATCGCCGCCAGAGCATAAACCCCCTGCATGGCATTCTGCACAGTGAATTTTCCCTGTACCGTGATTGAGACAGAGGGGGTGCGCTGATAGGCATAATAATCCATGTCCGTATGAACCATGCCAACCTGAGTGTAATCAACGTCCTGCTGGAACGAAATCTGTGGCGTATAAGGAAACAATACGCCCCCGGTTGCTTGTAATGGTGCCAGAATGCCGGTATAATAGCCTGGACTGAGAGCGCCCAGCCGGACACGGGCATCACTGACGTCTGCCGGTGTCGCTGTCGCCGCCGCCGGAGACCCAGCCGTTGTTCCTCCGGATGATCCTGACGACGAACCACCTCCACCGCCAGAAGAACCGCCGCCGCTTCCCGAACCCCCTTGGTCCCAGGTGCCATTGTCCACACCACCGGTCAGCGCAGAGACTTGCTGGTTTACCGCTTGTTGTTGCAGTCCCGGCGTGGCGGCGCTATTGGCAGGAAAACCGGCACCAGCCCCGTTCCTTAAATTCGATTGGTTCAAAGCCCCCTGTGCGCCAGCCAAATCTCCCTGAGAAACCGAATAATTAAAGGTGGCGTTATCAATTGAGTCCATTACCCCCATGATGTTTTCCCTGTCGTTTATTCTGAAACGGAACAAACCTGCTCCACTGCCGTATTTATGGCTGCATTATCTGCCGCTTTAATTTGCAACATTAGCAAAAGAGAGATCGCTTTTGCCGCAGAAACTGGTTATAATTGTGATAATAAGGAGACCAATAATAAATGGATAGAATAAAATATATTTCGAATAAAGACCTGCTTCAGGAAATACACCGTTCCAAAATAACCTACAGTTCATTCACGGACAAGAGTTATCACCGTTTTGACGCCATTATCCGGTCTTTGGACGAATTGACGCCTGAATTTATCGAACAAACCTTTGAAAGGCAAACGTCCTCCCTGACCAAAAGAGGCAATACCACGGAATTGCCAGACACGTTTGCTCCCGCTGACCTTATATTCAGACTCATGACCGACCGGCATGTTCCATTGGAAACTTGTGCCAAGCGCCTGAAACGCGGTTTTCCGACCATTCGGACGTCATTTCCACCATTTGAGCATTATGTCATCCGCGATGGCATTGCCGTTGAAGTCGGTCGCTCCCATTGGATAGGTACACTCGAAGCTGGTCGCTTCTGTGACGAACATGGCACAATTAATAACCGTTTGGCAAGCATGTTTATGCTGTTGGTTGACCGCTTTAGCAGGCGCAGTAACTGGCGGTCCTATTGCGTGGATGGGGAAACCAAAGCACTTACACAACGCGGTTGGCTGGGTACTGACGATATCACAGAAAGAGATATTATCCTGTCATACGATAACGGGCAGCTAAAATGGTCGAAGATTGAATCTATTTTCAGAGACGATGACTATAAAGGCAAGATGTTCAAGCTCAGTGTCACCGGAATGGATGCGCTGGTTACACCACGGCATAAGTTCGTCACAGACGGCGGTCTCAAGGAAGTTGATTACCTGTTGGCGACAGACAGAATAATTTTGACCGGGGCACCGCTGGAAAACGGTCCTGGTTTCGTTGATGATAAGATTAAGGTGATTCCAGAACTTATTGATTTTCCCGTTGTGCTTTCTTTAACCCAACATCAAAGGCAACTTTTGATAGGGGCAATATTCACTTTTACTAACCGATATAAACACTCAAATAAAGAACATATTGATGCTGTTCTGATGCTCTGCACCATAGCCGGTTATCGGGTTTCAATCAAAAAAACCGATACTTATTTTGAAATCAACAGGTTATCAGCACAAGAAAAGTCTATTAAGGTTGAAAAAATTGATTTCGCCGGTGGCAAGCGGAACGGTGATTTTGACCATCCAAATGAACCAACCACTGATTATCACGCCAAGGTGTGGTGTCCCAAAACGGAATATGGGTCGTTCATGGCAATGCGCAATGGAACTATCTATCTGACAGGCAACACCTATGTGGACGAAATGCGCAGTTTTTCGTTGTTGCAACTGTCAAAAGTCGGATTACAGTTTGATGAATCAAAGTCAGACAATCCTTTTGCGTTTTACACTCAGATCATCAAAAATTGCTTTCGGAGAGTGCTGAACATTGAACACCGGAACCGCGATATCCGTGATGATTTGCTTATTATGGCGGGCGCCGCGCCGTCCTTTACCCGTCAGATCGACCATGAACTCGAACAGATGTTTGAGCAACGGATACTCGACGGCGGTGACGATGACGGGCTTCCGAAGGTAGAGCCGGTCTTGTTGCCAAAAAAGCGGGGACGTAAACCAAAGGTCTAAGAACTTGACGCCATCACCGAAAAACGCTAACGTTATACGCTCTATCAAAGAAAGTCTGCGCGTCAATGGAGAATTTGTTCAGGAAAACGGTCGCATTTACCGACGCGCATTTTGGACGAAATGGCGCAAGCCCCATCGCATTGCAGGACAACACTGATTTCCTACAATGGGCAGTTGACCGCGCTTTGTCATGGGGTGCGGAAAATTGCATTTTCCTGGGAGATTGGCACGATAGCCGGCATAATATAAGGACGACCGTTCTTCCACATTCCCTAGCCGGAATGGAACTGCTGAATTCGTCCTTCAAGAAAACCTATTGGCTTTCCGGAAATCACGACCTGCCCTTTAGAGAAAAGCGGGATGGTGCCAGCATTGAATTTGGCCGCAATCTCAGCAATATCGAATTCATCCGTGACCCGCTTACCACAGGAAATGTAACCCTGTTGCCATGGCTTGTTGGCGATGAATACAAAAGTATCAAGAACATCAACAGCCGTTATGTGTTTGGACATCTGGAAATGCCGGGATTCCTGATGAACGCCCGCATTATCATGCCCGATAGCCCAACCCTGGTGAAACCCGATCAATTTCTCAATACAGAATACGTATTTTCGGGGCATTACCACAAGCGCCAGAAACAGGGCAAAGTGATTTATATGGGTGCAATTATGCCCATGAATTTTTCGGATTCGAATGATGAAGATCGCGGCATCATGCTCCTGGATTGGGGAAAAGAACCGATTTTTGAGGCGTGGCCGGACCAGCCCCTGTTCAAGGAAGCCAAACTCTCTGAATTGATCGACACGCCAGGAATCATGCATCCGAAAATGACCATCCGCACCACCATTGACCTTCCCCTGATCTATGAGGAAGCTCAGGAAATCCGTGATTCTCTGGTTGAGACATACGGACTGCGGAAGATGGAACTGATGAAACAACCAAAAGACAGCGCGGAACTCCAGGAATTCAATGACGAAACAGTGGTCTTCCATACGGTTGACCAGATGGTAATCGATGGGCTGATGTCCATCGATGGCACAGGGCTCTCGACAGATAAACTTGTTGCTATTTACCGTCAGTTGACCGAGATATGACCAAAATTCTCGGTCTCGACATGCGTAATTTTTGGTCGGTCGGCAACGCCACACAGGCTATCCGTCTGGACGCCGACTTTCTGACGCTGGTGCTTGGCAACAACGGACACGGCAAAACCGCCATGCTACAGGCGCTGTCCTACGGGATTTATGGAGAGCCGTTAACCAATATCAACCTCGACAACCTGATTAACAATATCAACCTGAAAAACATGCTCGTTGGTGTTGATCTGGAACGCGACGGCATGCGCTACCGCATCGAACGTGGACGTAAGCCGAACGTGCTGCATATGTTGGTCTTTGATGCCAACGGCGTCCCCACAGATGCCGCCCTGGGCGAAAACCGCCATACCCAAACCGAGATTAACGCCATCATCGGTATGAGCCATACGCTATTCCAGCATATCGTCGCGCTCAGTACCTATACTGACCCGTTCCTTAAAATGAAGCCGGCACAGCAACGTGAAGTGATTGAGGAATTGCTTGGTATCATGACGCTGTCGCAGCGCGACGAAGCGCTGAAGAAAATGATTTCAGATATCAAGGAACAAACGCGTGCCGAGGACGCTTCCCTCAAGGCGACCACCGAAGCCAACGGGCGCATCGAAGTTGCCATCCAGCGTGCTTCAGCGGAGCGTGACGCGTGGCTCATAGCCCATAACATCGCTGTCAGTCGGATAACAGCACAGGTAACGGAATGGTCCGGTATTGATTTTGCTGCTGAAATTGCCGCCTTTGACACGCTTGATGCCTGGATCGAACAGGAAAGACAGTTGCTTGGCGCGGCGGAAGGGGAGGGAAAGGAAACCGACCTTTTGCGTCGTGAGCTTGCCAAGATTGTGTCAGAGCAAACCCGTCTTAAAATGGATGCTGGCTCGTCAGATGACCAAATACGGCGTCTGGAGGGCGAGGCAGCCCGCTATCTGAAGGACGCCAGCAGCCCTGCCACCGACCATCAGGCAGCCCGTCTGGAGGCTGAGGCAAGGCGGTTTGATGAACAGGCGGTGTCCAGCATTGACAACCAACTGGCTCGGATGCTGTCTGACGCCAAACGCAAAAGTCAGGAAGCTGAACAGAGAATGGCTTCCACCAAAACCAAAGCTGCCGAGATGGCATTCCTGCAAACGGAGATGACCAAAACCGATCATACCTGCTCGACATGCGGACAGGGACTTAATGGCACTGATCACCTTGCCAAGGTTGTGGCAAAGCTGGCGGAGAAAGTTGCTGACCTTGAGGCGGCAAGTGTTCATGACGTTGCCATCGCCGAAAAACTGCAGGCCGAAGCCGGGGAAATTGAGACGGAGACGGGCAGGCTGGCTGCTGAACACAAGACCGCTCAGGAAGGCTGGCGCAACAAAGCTGTGCAGATACGTGCCGAAATCGGGCAGGTGGTGGCACAGTATGCCGTTCGACAGGAAGAATGGCGGTCCAAGGCTGCCGCCATTGAGGGCGAGATTGCCAGGGCACGGAAACATCTGGCAAAGCGGCAGGCGGAAGTGGAGCAGACGATTGCCCAGTTGGACGATGACCGTGCCATGCTCGGCGTTGCCATCAGTGAGCGGGAAGCCGTTGAACGGGATATCATCAAATCCATTCAGAATCTCGGTCCCAAGCCGACTGTCCGGTTTAATGTCCGTGAAGAGGTATGGCGTTTGCGTCAGAGCATGGAAACGGCAATGCGTGACCTTGAGCATGAGATGGCGAAAGAAAATCCTCAGAACGCCAACATTGCGTCATTGCGGAGCGCCATCGTTGAAATTGATTATACCGTTCTAACCGAACTTCAGGACCAGCTTAAGCACATGGATTTTATCCACAAGTTGCTGTCCGGCAAGGAAAGCTTCATTCGGAAGAAGATTATTGACACCAATTTGCTGGACCTTAACCGGCGGCTCAATCATTATCTTGAAGCGTTGATGCTCCCGCACGAGGTCACGTTCATGCCGGATTTGTCGGTGGAAATCACACGGCTTGGACGCGGGCTTGATTTTAATCAGTTATCCCGTGGCGAAATGAACCGGGTGACCCTTGCCACATCATGGGCATTCCGTGATGTCTGGGAAAAACTGAATACGACGGTCAATCTGATGTTCATTGACGAACTGGCTGACGCTGGCATGGATGACAATGGCGCCGAATTGACGTTTGGCGTTTTGAACCGGATGGGGCGTGAGCGATCGAAAAATGTTTTTTTGATTTCCCATAAGGAATGCCTCATTGGTATTGCCGATAACTTACTGAAAGTTCATATGGAAAATCAATTCAGCAGGTTTGAGGCTAACGCGAAGAGTTAGCGGAAATCTCTTGCCAAAGCCTCTGTTTTGTGTTCTTCTCCGTAGGTAGCAGGAGAGAGGGTAAAATCATGAGCCAAAACAATAAGTCAGCCTCCGAACCGCCAGTCGAAGCTGAACTGGTGGATGTAGCGGCGGAAGAGCCTGTGGCAAAGTCGGTCAATGCTGAGGTGTTTGCCGCTGTGGAGGCAATCCGTGAGGAAGTTGGCACGCTTGCCCGTGACCAGCGAAATAGTTTCGGCAACTTCAATTTCGCCAGCATCGACCAATTCTATCAAAAGGTTGTGCCGATTGCCGCGAAACATGGCATCCAGTGGATTGCCCATAACTGCAATCCGCGCCCGATTGAAATCACTGGGGGGAAGAACGCGGACGGCGACAAGGCGATGCTGCTCACGGACGTTTCGGTTGACCTTCGCTATCGCGATGGAACGGTTATCCGTGGCTACATGACGTTCACGCTGATTCACCAAATTATCGGTGCACAGACGAGCCTGTCGGTCATCTCTTATGCTGACAAGGCGTTCATGCGCTCCGCGTTCAAAATTCCGACTGAAGAGGCGGATCAGGATGCCCTTGACAACAGTCGGTTTCAGCAAACACGTGGCAAGTACCTGAAGGCGCCGGCAAACGCAACACGGTATGCAAACGCCACACGTCCAGCGCTTCCGTCTGACTATTGCGAGAATTTGGCGCCGCCATCAGACCAAGAGCATGGGTTTGAGCCTGACGTGGACCGGGCTAACCGGATGGTGGCTGAGGGTGCACAGGCGCAGAAAGTCAAGTTCAACAACTTCGAGATGAACATCTGCAAGCGTATGCGCGCATCGGTGACGGTCGGCAAGCTCGAAGAAATCTGGGCAACGAACCAGCGCGCGTTGGGACATATCAAGACAGCGGACAAGGAACGGTACGACCGTATCGTTGCCGCTTTCGCTGCGCACAAAAACATTCTGCTGAATCGGGCGAAGGCAAAGGATGCGGCGGTCATCAAGGAGCCCAACGGCAACAATGGACATGGCGGTCCACAGCCGGCGCCCTGGCAATAAGCTAGGGCGTTCTTGCCGTCATCGTCGCCGCAAGAATTGCGGCACGGTTGTCCTGAAAGAATGTTTTCAGGTCCGTAATGATAAAATCACCGTATAATCCACGATACACGCAATGATTGCTATAAGCAATAACCATGCCATGTGATTTTGGGATGGCTACAAAAAGTCCGACACGTGTGACTTTAAAACATACCAGCCAGCAATCACCGGGATCAACCACGTCAAGGGTCTGTTTAATCCATTCATCAAGCTGCGGACATGACCCCGGCGATATAAGTTGATGAAATAAGAATTTTGAGAAATTTTTCATTTCAATCACGAGGCGTAGCATATGGTCAGGCGGAACAATATCTCCCTTGCGGCTTTGAATTTGCCCCACTGACATTACTGTTTTCCGCCGAGCGTTCTGCCCTCCGATGAAGGCGCCTGATTGCGGAGACCTCAGGAATTTGCCTTCAAATATATCGCCGAGAATTTTGCATAATTCGCGTTCACCAACTCCGCCTTTGCGGGATGATTTACTGCCTGCCATACATAACCGTCCATATTTAAATGTCCGACTATTTATATATTATTGTTAACTAGGCTTAATCTGTCACGACGAAAGATCATCCACCGACACAATGTCCAGCCGACGCTTGATGTGTTCGATGTCGCCGGAAATGCGATCAGTGCGGCGTGATATGCTGGAGTACTGCGCCTCCAATAAGCCCAGCCGTTCTTTGACCTCGGACATGTCAACCTTCAGCCCGGCAAGGTCCCCACGAATGGCACGCAGGTGCTCAAGAACAAGATTATCGCTCATTCGGACTTCATAACCAGCCAAAACGCACGTGTCAAGCCTTTTTCAGATCATCGGCAGACCGGTTTTCTCCACAACTTTAATCCGTTCTTCGATAAACTTGCTAATAATTTCGCGTTCCTCATGACATAGCGACCATGCCTCATCACGGGATATCGAACCACGCATATGCCACATAATGCTCGTTATGACCTTCTGTATCGACTTGCGTTCATGTCCGTATTCAGCGATAATTTTCACGAACCCTTCATGCGTCCTTACTCCGAGGAGTTGTCGTCGAAAAAACTTGCGGGGTCGAACTCCACCTGTGTCTTCCATTCATGGTTGCATTCAACGTTCTGACATTTCGCATGAATCGTCTTGTCAATCCCCTTGTCGTTAATCTGGTTTAGTTTTTTCTCAATTTTGTTAATCCATGACTTCTTTGTGTTGAACAGAAAGCCGCCAATTTGTGCAGCGTCCGTAACTTCAGCACCAGGAACCACAACTTTGATAATGCAGTCAGCAAGCATCTCAAGATTGAGCTTGGCAAGCCGCTCAATGGTCCGATTGATTTCGGTCTTGCGCCTTGGGTCTTCGGTGCCGTTTTCGTTCTCAAACGTCTGAAGCCGCCTAGCTTCCTCATAGGATGCCAAGGCAACACTTGTCGCGTTGTATAGGTTATAAGGACGCAAATATATCACCACCTCATCCGATAGCCTTACCGGGTTTTCCGGGTCCACCATGGTCATCGTGGCAAGCAATGCCGGAAGATGACAGGTAAATTCATTGTCCGTTCCACATTTCGGACAAGACGCGGTCAACAGCATGTTTTCGCCATTGGTCGCTGCCCGAATCGCCAACAGGAAAACATCCAAATCAGGCAGACTGACCAATTTTGGTGCCTTCAGGGCAGGAACACACGACTCAAGCAGTTTTTCAATGGCATAACCTGACATCAATGCATCAGGACTCTTGAGCATGATTTCGTCCATCGCCCGCATCGGCAACACCGGAATATCCTTCGCCATAGTCTGCTCCAACGTTCCCGGCGGCATGAATGCGCCACGGGTTGGCAAACAGACATGCAAGCCAGGAGACCGGTAGAAATTCAACAACGGATTGCCTGTGGGCGCCAATGCTCCGACCGCCTTGCGGGATGCCGCAGTTGCGGCAAACAAAGCGTCTTCGTCAAAGTCATCGTTCAACGGTTTGGACATCTAAGAAATACCTTTCGGGGGATAATGGTAGTATTTATCTGCGAGTTATATCGGACTATTATTTTCGGCTAAATATTGCTATAACCTTCGCGTGGTAAATTTTCCCAAATGGAACAACACGAAATAGACTCACTTGTTGCGGCAATCTCCAGAAACAACAAGGAGTTGTTTGTCGGCTTTGGGAAGATCATGGGTGCCTCGAAAAATGACGCCAAACACCCTGCTGGCAATAAGTACGCAGCCGATAAAATAATCGCCGACCTCTATAGATCTGGTGACAAGGAATCGAAAAAACACAAAACGCGTGTCGGCGCCAGTATAGCGAAGTTTGATGCCCAAATTAATCATTATACCAACTCAATTAAACGCCTCAGTGGCGGTGTTGATGAGGTTATCCATGGTCTGAAGGGGTTTGTTGCCGGTCTTGCTGGCGGAGCCATGTTCGTCAGCCTGATCGAAGGCAGCATGCACCTTGCCAAGAGCTACCAAAAGATGACCGATATCGGTCAGACATTTGGCGGCTCGATGCTGGAAATGGCGCGCTCTGCCGGCGAAGCGGGATTGCCGCTGGACGAATTTGCCGCAATGCTGAAAAGAAACAGCACCGTAGCGGCGGTACTTGCTGACAGCAACACCCAAACCGGCAGGTCATTGGGTTCATTGCAAAAATCAGTTCGCGACAGTTTGCGCCCCATGGGTTTCTATGGGATGTCAATCGGACAACTCGCTGATTTGACCGGAGATTACGCTGAAACATTACGCCTCCAGAATTCGTCAACATTCCGCAATAAAGACGCGACATCCAAGAGCGTGGCACAATTTGCCAAAGACATCTCTGATTTTTCAGCGGTGACAGGCAAAAGCCGTGATGACATAGCGAAGGCAACGAATGCAGCATTGCAGGATGTATCCCTCGTCAACTCCCACCTCACGGACGCACAGACCAAAGCATTGACCACGGCGACTGCGTTCATGGCATCCATTCCCGGCGAAACCGGTGCCATGCTTGCCAAGGGGTTGGCACAGACTGTTGGGTTGGGACTGGTTTGGATGACCGATGTGGGCAAGGAACTTGCATCGGTTGGGGCAACCGGCATTATGAGTGCCATGCAGGATGCGGCTGACAAAATCAAAACCGGCAAATTCGATGCCAAAGACGAAGGCGAATACTACGACCGCATAAAGAAAGCCGCGAATGAAAACACTGATACGTTAAAAATTCTTGCGTCGCAAGGAAATGCCGGCGCCAAGCTGGTCCTTGAGATGGCTCAGCAAATGAATAGCATATCCAGAGAGGACTGGGTAAAAAAACAGGAATCAATGAAAGGGTTTACCGCGCTGATGTCCTCATTGGAAGAGGCACTAAGTACGGTAACCGGCGCGTTTAGGGAAGCCTTCTACGGAGCATTGCAAGGGGTTGAAGGCAGCGTTGGTAACATCGCCCCTGTCGTTGAGAAACTGAAACTGGTGGCAACAAGGTTGGGGGCCGCATTTGGAAGCCTCGTGGCATCTGCGTTCTCACCTAAAAATATAAAAGCTGCTGGCGATTTTATTGATAAGTTTATAGATAAATTGCCTGATGCCGCTACGGCTGTTAAAAACTTTCTTCAAGGCTTTATCGACTTTGCCACAGATGACCTACCGAGCATTGTGGATAATCTCAAGACCTTGGGTCATTGGATCGGTGTCACCGCCGATGTTATAGCAAAAATCGTTGATTTTATTCATGGTTTCTGGAGTGGTGTTATAACACCGGAAAAGGGTGAGGACGGTAAGGACAAACCCAACCATAAAGCGGATTTTCTGACCGGATTGACGGTCATAGCTGGAGGGCTTCTCGTGAAGTCCCTGATCGGTTCCCTGCTCGGTGCCGGAAAGTCGTTTCTTGGCAATTTGCTAGGGATGTCGGCGCGCAAGGTCAATATCAAAGCGCAAGTCGTAAATGTCAATGGGGGTAGCGGAGGCAGTGGTGGTGGTGGTGGTGAAGACGATAACAGACGGGAAACTCCTGAGGAAAAAGAGCGTAAGAAAAAACAGGAAGAAGAACGCCGTCGAACCGGCGGTCAACGTGAAGAAAAAGGACCAAGAAGAACAGGTCGCCAAAGAGTTGGTGATCATATTGGGCGAAACAAAGGAAAGTACGGCGCTGCACTTCTGGGCGTTGGCGGAATTGCTGCTTTGGTGGCTTCCAGTTCCTCCGCTCATGCAGCGGAAGTTCGAGACGAAGGCGAGTACTACGACCGCATAAAGAAAGACGTTAATGAACACGCAGATACGTTAAAAATTCTTGCGTCCCAAGGAGACGCTGACGCCAAGCTGACCCTTGAGATGGCTAGCCAAATGAATGGCATATCCAGAGAGGGCTGGGTAAAAAAACAGGGACTGGCAGATAAAGAAAAACGACCGGATGACGAAAAAGATGATAATGACCGGGACGATGATGACAACGGCGGCAATGCCGATGAGGGCGAGCCGGCACGTCCGGCTGGCGTCGGAGACGTTTTGGACAAGGTCGAGGATCTTGGTGGTCTCGTTATGGCAGGGGCTTCCGTATTTCCATTAGCCAAGGCTGCCACAACCGCCATCGTTGGAACAGTTAAAAAAGTCTCCGGAATGGGCACGGCTGCCAATGACGCCGCCGCCAAAACAGCGAATGCCGCTGATAAAACGGCTGAAATGGTTGATGCCACGAGTGCAAGGGTAGCTGGCGCTGCCGATGCAACAGCGAAAACCACAACGGAAGCTGTTGGCAGCGCTTCCGATATAGCCAAAGCAACAGCAAAGACTACAGCAGACGCCACTGGTAAGGCGGCTGAGATGGCTGACGCCACAAGTGCAAGAGTAGCTGGCGCTGCCGATGCAACAACGAAAACCACAACGGAAGCTGTTGGCAGCGCTTCCGATATAGCCAAAGCAACAGCAAAGACTACAACGGACGCCACCGGTAAGGCGGCTGAGATGGCTGACGCCACAAGTGCAAGGGTAGCTGGCGCTGCCGATGCAACACTGAAAACCGCAACGGATGCCACCGGCAAAACAGCGGAAATAGCGGGTAACGCGACCGATGCCAGTAAAGTCATAAAAGTGCCGGAGGCTGCTACATTGAAAGCGGCGCCGCTTGCCGAAGACGTTATCAAGGACGTGACACAAAAAGGAATCCTGAAAAGTGTTGCACGCGGCACCGCAGAAGCCGCTGCAAAAGCAGCCGCAAAAACCACAGCAAAGTTCATTCCTGGCGTCAATATAGCCATGTTGGCTGTATCCGCAAAGGAAAGATATTCCAGTGGTGATAAAGTCGGTGCATCAATAGACACAGCATCAGCGGCAATGGATGCTGCGGCAATAGCCTTGGCGGCGTCTGTCATTGGTGCACCAGCGGCACCGATCCTGGAAGGTCTAGCCGATGGTATGCAATTTCTAATGATGGGCTATGACGCACTTGGTTTTGGACAAGGCGGTGACAAAAAAGAAGATAAACCTACCGAAGCAACACCAGAACCTGCTCCGGAACCAGCCATTCCGGTAGATTACAAAAAACAGGAAGAGCAGCAGGCGGCATTCGATAAAGATCACGCCAATAAATTCGTTCCGGAAGAACGCGGTATTAATGAGCAATTGGCGGACCAAAGCAGCAATAAAGGTAACTTTATCGAATTGGCGAAACTTCATAACAAAAATCTTCGTGAAGTTCAGCAGAAACAACTTGATGCCGACTTGAGTTCAAATTCACCAACAGTGCGATTGCTGGCTGAAATCCTGGACTCTTTGAAACAGCAAACTGGCATTGCGGTGC